CGTCAGCCAGTCTTTGTGTACCAGCTGTATTGGTTGCTGTAGGTGTATAAGTATTTATATCCTCTTGATCAGAGAATCTAATAAACATGTCATCTTGTGTAGATGTATCACCTATCGTTGTTTCTGTTCCAAAAAACACTAAATGACGATCTGGTGTAGATACTAACATATGTCTTGATGCAGTTGGTGCACCAGATATAATTGTAGCTCTTGTATCTGTTGCATTAGATAAACTTGAATCCCACTGAAAACAAGCACCATCATGAATTAAACATATTGCTTTATCACCAAAATTATCTAACGACCACATACCAGGTTCTAATACTAAGTCTCCTGATGCAGCCTCACCCCATGCAACATAGTCAGATGAGTTTGTAACTGTTGCTCCATTAGAATGTGCAGATCTTGTTGAATTTCTAACTGCTCTTGTGATTCCTGTTAAATTATTTCCAGAAACACCTGTGTAAGATATTTCTTCATTACCAACTTGAATGAAATTTGTGCCTGAAGATGGAAAGTTAGTTGTGCTTGTTAGTGTGATAGAAGTTCCTGATCCTCCTGTTCCTGCTGTATCATCTAATAAAGCACCATTTAAAGTTGTAGTGATAGCACCAGCAGCTTCACCACCCCAAGATCCTAATCCCCAACCAAAACCCTTTGCTTGTACAGCTGGTCCAACGGTGTAATATTTTTGAATTCTAATACCACCCGATGTTGTAGCACCAGATCCAGATTCATTAGATGGCATTGTTATTGTTGCTGTTGTGTTCGTTGGCGTGCTTGCAACCATAAATTTTTTGTCATTAAAATCAGAAGCACTAAAGTTAGAATTAGTTATAGAGGTGAAATTATCCATTAATAATATATCGCCTGAAACTAAATTGTGTGCACTAGAATAAGTTAGTGTAACTGTCGGTGATCCGTTGGTCGTGCTAAAAGCACTCGTAAGAGTTGTTGTTGATTCAATAGGGTGTATGTCATAAAATACACCACCAGAAAAAGCGTATAAAATTCTGTTTGTTCCAATAATAGCATATTTTCTAGATAAACTATTTATAAAATGATGTAAGCCTCTACCAGCACCAGTAAGCTCATTTTCGTTTTGAGTTCCTAATTGATTCCAACCACCTATCTTTTCAGGTGTACCATATC